TCGGTACGGCAACTAATATTGCTGGTGGCTCGGCAGGCGCAATTGCATACAACAGCGCAGCAAGCACAACCACATTCTTAACGCTTGGCACGTCTGGTTACGTTTTAACCGCAGGCGCAAGCGCCCCACAATACGTCGCACAATCTACTTTGTCGGTCGGGACTGCAACAAACTTGGCTGGTGGTATTGCAAGTCAGATACCTTACCAAACAGGCGCAGGCGCAACATCTTTTATTGCAAACGGCACAACTGGTCAGGTTTTAACGTCAAATGGCACAAGCGCCCCATCATGGTCAACGCCTACGGCCTATGCAACGGTGACAGATGACACGACAACCGCAGGGACCAGGTACATATTGTTTGCAAACCAAACAAGTGGCAATTTAACAACTGAATACACAAGTTCTACAAAACTAACTTATTGGCCTGCAACTGGCGCATTGACGAGTGGTTTAAATGGAGGTACTTTTTAATGGAAATTACTTGGAAAATATTAGAAATTTCTGCTGAAAATGAGTTGATTACTCACGCAAAATACTTTGTAACAGCAACAGAGGATGATAAAAAAGTGGAAACAGAAGGAAATTGGTGGTTTAAAAACCCAGTTATGACTGTACCTTTTGCGCAAGTGACTGAAGATATGGTCGCTAAATGGGTAGAGAGCGACACCTACAAGGACGGTGTAAATTTAATTACATCTAGACTGATAGAACAGTTAAAATCCTTATCTAAGCAAACCGTTGTTCCGCCCTGGAAACCCCAAGTTTTTACACCTAATATTTAAAAATGGCGCAAACAAACTATACCCCAATTTATCTATATAACAGCGGAACGGCTACTAACACGCCTCTCGCTGCTAATTTGGGTGCGGGTGAATTGGCTATTAATTACACAGATGGCAAACTGTTTTATAAAGATAACAACGCTGCAATACAAGTAATTGGCTGGAAAACAACGCCCACAACCGCAGGCGGTACAGGTTTAACCAGTTACACAGCTGGTGATCTACCATATTACGCTTCTGGTTCAGCCTTATCCAAATTAGGAATAGGAACGGCAAATTACGTTCTAACATCTAGCGGTACTGCGCCCCAATATGTAGCGCAATCTACCTTATCTGTTGGATCTGCAACAAATGCAACAAATACCGCAATAACTGACAATACAAGCTCAATTGCTACTTGGTATCCAACCATAGTTAGCGCAACAACAGGAAATTTACCACAAACCACAAGTTCAACTAAATTAAGTTTTGTACCTAATACTGGTGTTTTAAGCATAACTGGCGTTAATCTTAGTGGTTTAACTGCATCAAGTGCTGTAGCAACAGATGCAAGTAAAAATCTTGTAAGTGTTACAAATACAGGAACAGGAAATAATGTATTAGCAACATCACCTACTTTGGTGACTCCAATTTTAGGTGTTGCTAATGCAACTAGTATTCAATTTGGTTCTAGCACAATTTTAAATGATTATGAAGAAGGTACATGGTCACCAGGAGTAGGTAATTTAACTGTTGTTGGCACTTTTTCTTCTAGTGGTACATACACAAAAATTGGCAGATTTGTTACAGTTACAGCCACATTAAGTGCTACTACTAGTGTAACTGGAAATGCAGGTAACTTTTTTACTGGATTACCATTTACACCGGCTAGACCAACATCAGGTTCTGCAATTTGGGCTAATAGAGGAAGTGGTGGATTTACTGAGGCATATACCAATGGTAATGTTTACACTTCAGGATTTGGTACATATTCAACTATATATGTAACCATAACTTTTGAAACAACTTAATTTTGGGGAAATAAATGACTATATCAACAACAAGTGTAATTGATAAAGTTGAAGTATTACAATTTGGGCAACTTCAAGTTAGGCAAGCTGAAATAATTAAAAAAGATAATGTAGAGATTGCAAGAACATACAACAGATGGATTTGTGTGCCTGGTGATAATGTAAGTACACAAGACCCTAAAGTACAAGCTATTGCTAATGCACTTTGGACTTCTGATGTTATTTCTGCATATCAAGCATCTATAAATCAACCAGCATAAAAAGGTAAAACATGACATCAGTTAATCTTTCATATTTTGCTGGAGCAGGGGCACAATTTTTTGATAATAATGGTGTTCCCTTAGCTGGTGGATTGTTATATACATATGCTGCAGGAACAACTACACCACAAGCTACTTATACATCTAATTTAGGTTCAATTGCTAATTCAAATCCTATTGTTTTAGATGCTAGTGGCAGGGTTTCTAATGAAATTTGGTTAATAAGTGGTTCTACTTACAAATTTGTATTGCAAACAGCTGCAGCTGTACAAATTGGTTCTTATGACAATATTCCTGGCATAAATGATTTATCAACACTTTATGCTTCAACAGGATCATCTTTAATTGGATATACATTAGGAGCAACTGGTGCAAGCACAACAAATGTGCAAGCCAAATTGCAACAATTTATTACTCTTAAAGACTTTGGAGCTGTAGGAAATGGCTCAACTGATGATACTACTGCTGTAACAAATGCAATAAATTACATTAACTCAAATGCTTGTGTGTTAATGGGTAATGATTTAAATTATTTGGTTCAATACAATGGTTTGCCATCTGTTACAAAAGCTAATTCTGTTTTAGCTAATATAAATTTTACAGGTAAAGTTGGAACTTCTACCACTAGTGCTTTATTGGTAATTGCCGCCAACAACTGCACCCTTAGAGACATAACAATCAATGGAAATATGTCTGCAATGACAGGAAGCAGTCAAGGTGGTGATTTGCTTCATTTAACAGCAAATAACACAACCCTTGACAATGTTAATTGTTTATATGGCAATGGTGTTGGACTTGGTATATATAACTCAGTTTATGTAAATACTGTTAATTGCAGTTTTAGCAATAATTCTTCACTTGGCATACAAACTTATCAGGCTTCATATTTAAACTTTGTAAATTGTCAGGTAAATGCAAATGGATATGGCTATCAAAACACAAGACCTTATCCAATAAATACATCAAGCTCTAACCAACTTGGATTTGGCGCTGCAATACGTTGTACCTCCCATCATTTGACTTTCACAAGTTGCCAATTTAATGATAATGGTAGAGATGGAATTTCAGTTGGACAAGGAAGTTTTGAGGCTAAATTTACATCTTGCCAAGCATTAAGAAATGGTGACGGTGGATTTACAGCTAATGCTGATAATACAGGTACTGGATTGCCTGGTGAGGGATTGCCTCCATTTGATCTTTGGTATGACAATTGTGAAGCCTGTGATAACTACACAAGTGGAATATCTTTGTATTGTTCAGTTGGTGGAGTTCAAGTACTTGGTGGAAGTTATTACAACAACCATAGATTAGCAGGAGATCAAACAGAAACAGCATCATTTTTTAATGGAATATATTGTGCCGCTGGTTCTACTGATGTTGTTATCAGGGGTGCTAGAGCTTATGACAATAGAAATTTCACAAGTATTCCATCTGGAGCAACTGCAACAGGAAGTGGACCATACACAATAAATGTAAATAATTGGGCAGTAGGAACAATGAACTACTATCCAAAATTGGCTTTTTATAATCCATCAGGTATATTTTTTGGATATGGTCAATTAACAGCAGAAACCACTACAAGTGTAACTTTTAATGTTACTGCTTATAATCCAGTAACCCCAAGCAATTTGGGTGGTGGTTGGTTTGTAACTCAAAGAGTACAACACAATGGTGTATTTTTAGATAACAACTGTAATGGTTCAGTTGATGCTGTTTGTAGTGGTCATTTCCAAGGTCCAAGTAATGTTGTTGCATATACTGGATTTGACATTGTTTCAGGTGGCTATTCAAATGGTCAAAATGTCAATTTAGCTAGATTAGTTGTAGATAATACTGAACTTTTATTAAACCCAACATTTGATTCAAATACTTCAAATTGGACAGGAAATTATCCAGGAGGAAGTTTTGCAGTAGATACATCAATTACTAGATCACCAGGTTCTGCAAAATTAGTAGGTGGTAGTTCTAATGTGGCTACTGCTGATGCTACTTTAGCAACTAATGCAATAAATTATGTACAAGGTAGCTGGGTAAGATTTACTGCTTGGGTTTATACAACCACATTCAATGGTGCAGGAATTACTTTGTTTTGGGGTTCTGGTTATCAAACAAGTGCAATCAATTCACAAGGTGAAGGTGTTTGGGAATTACTTGAAATTACTGCATTTATACCATTTGGCTCATCTCAAATATCTGCAAGGATAAATGTTTCTGCTGGAGTAACTGCCTATTTTGATAATCTATCTTTAAGAAGTGTTGCTCCCCCAAGAGGAGGTAATAACCTTGGAGTTGTTTGGAATGGTCAACCATATTAAGGATAAAAATGACTACACCTAATGACATTATTAGTAGAGCATTAAAAGATATTGGTGCGCTTGAGGCTGGTGAAACTCCAACTGCTGAGGCTTCCCAGGATGCTTTTGATATGCTTCAAGATATGTTAGATCAATGGTCTAACGAGGACATGATGGTGTTTTATAAGAATGAAATAATATTTCCAATTACACCTGGTCAAACGCAATACACAATTGGACCTGGCGGACAAATTGGGGCAATATTTACAGGTAGTATTACTGGTAACATTCTTACTATTACGTCAATACAATCTGGTGGAATATCTATAGGACAAACATTGTCTGGGACTGGTATTACAAGTGGCACAACAATAACGCAAATGTTGACTGGTGCTGGTGGCAATGTCAATGAGGCAGGCACTTATTTACTTAATAAGACTTATACAAGTCCTATAACAAGTGAAACCATCAATTCATATTATCAAAGACCACTTAGACTTAATTCATGTTTTGTCAGAATTAATACTTATTCTAATGGGCAACCAATTACAAACGGTGGCCTTGATTACCCAGTTTCAGTATTGAATATTGAGCAATACGAAATGATTGGTTTAAAAACATTGAATGGTCCTTGGCCTAAAGCAATTTATTATGAACCAACAGAAACATTAGGTAATATATACGTTTGGCCTAATCCAAGCCAAGGCGAAATGCACATATTTGTAGATCAATTGTTCCAAAGATTTACAACGCAGTTTGACAACATCAATCTGCCCCAAGGCTACAACATGTGTCTGCGGTGGAATTTAGCAGAGCGCCTTATGCCTATGTATGGCAAGGCAAGCCCTACGCAGATACAGATGATTATGAAGTTTGCTGCGCAATCTAAATCTACTGTTAAACGCACAAATATGAACCCAGCAATTGTATCTACTTATGCAGATTCATTATTAGTTGGTAGACAAAAAGATGCTGGTTGGATTTTATCTGGTGGATTCTTCAGATGAGCGATTTTGGCTTTGTTGGCCCATCTTACGAAGCTGCATCCATTTATCAGGAAGCGCAAGAGTGCATTAATTTCTATCCTGAG